AAGCGCTCCGCTGTTGAAAGAGATTCACCTTAGCACGATGCACCTTTTCCTTCATAATCAACTGCTCATCACCAATCTCAACGATATCCCGAAGGCGTTGCTCCTTTACCTCAAGCATCAGACGCGGATGGTACTTATCCATCCACTTATCATAATACCGAGGCGGTTTAAGAGGACGACCGTCCATCACCACGAAATCGCGAGGGTATACGTCCGGCCAAAACTTCTCCAGCCACCGACGACCGATGGCAGGTCTCCGCGACATACGCCCAAACTCACGCTGAATTTCCACCAGCTCGCCAGTCGAGGGTTCAACTCGCAGATACGCATTAGGATTATCACGCTGCCGAACCTTCTTACGAACGTACGATGCGACGTAACGAGCTGCTCCATAAGTCAATCCGGTAAACTCGGAGTGACCAAACGTCCAACACTTCTCCAGAGACTCGGACCGGAAAACAGGAGCGCCGTGACGCTCAGTCCAAACAAAACGGTCCAGAAGAGAAGCACCAAAAAGCACCGAATGGTAATGTGGGCGCTGCGTATGCTCTCCGTACTCTCCGCAGATGTAATAGGAGAGCCGCTCGAAAGAGAATCTTTCACGCAGACGCCTAAGGAATAGCGCACAATGCGCAGGAACGAGCGAACCATACTCGGGAACCTTCTCCGGAGCATAGGTGAGAGTCAACATCCACGCGGGAGAATGCACCATCCCTTCGTGAACCATACGAACAGCCCAACCACGGGCCTGATCCGTACGACAGCCAAGACAATGACCACACGGAACCGTGACACGATCGAGAACCTTGCCGCCGACAAGAGACTTCCGACCGATAGTAACATTCGACGGGTGATAGCACGCCACGGCCTAAAGACGGATACCGCCGCGCATGAAATACGAACTCATACGATTCTTAGGATGCTGACGCTCCACACCATTACGGAACGTCCGCTTAGAACCACGACGCGACATCTTCGACCGAAACATAAAATCCTCCTTCGTATAATGGATATTAGGTTGCGTACCTATCCGCAACCACATGATACGCGCCAAGGGCGCAGATAGTCAAGTAGAGAAAGAACGGGGCTCAATAGAGACCTCCGTTCAATGGGCACATAGAAGACAAGTACTCTATGTGCCACAAGCGGCCTCCGGCCGCCGAGCCTCGCAGGCTCGAAACCGATAGCCATCGGAAAAGAGGGGAGGGCCGGCGCTTACCACCGGTCCGCCTCGAGCTGCGCCTGAGGCGGGGGAAGAGAATCCAGGAAGCTGGATCTCAACAACAAGTCCTAGGGACTTAACATCAAACAGATTACTACACGCACGCACACGCGTGCACGATAAAGCCCGCGCACGCGCGCGCGCGCACGCAGGAAATCAAAGATAATTAAGAGCGTCTTGCGGAACAGCAAAACGACGCATACAATAACGCCTCACTCTAACGAGGAGGCATCCAATGGACGCCAAACAAATCATGGCAACAGTCAACCGTCTCGTAATCAAACGAGACAGACAACAGGCAGCGCTAACGCTTACCCTGAACGAGCTGGAGCACTGGGAGAGCCAGCTCGAGAAACTGAAGAAAGGCGGCAAGTAGCCGCCAGAACGACGAAGGGGCCCCCCGAGGGGGCCCCTTCAACCTCCCGGGGCCCCGAGGGCCCCTGCCGCGCGCTACGCGCTTGGCGGCACCGCCGGTGATGCCCCCGGCGGAACTGCTGCCGGCGGCACCACCGCCGGAGCAGAAACAGACTCCTTCGGAGTCATCACCCCGAGCTTTTCAAGCCGGGGACGAAGCTCTTCGAGCTTCTCAGGATCATGAGCGGCATCCAGCCACCGAGCAACGTCGTGCTGGAAAACCTCACGCACCTTAGACGGAAGCTGCAAGAAAACCTTCTCAGCTTCCTTAGACTGAAACATCAGATCCGCAAAATCCGCGAACTCTGAAACGTCGCGGAACTGCAAATCAACGTCTCGCATATGCTCGACAATACCAGTCTGCTTATACTTCGCCAAGATATGGCGAATCTCCGTACGGAAAACATCAGACTGCACAGTCCTGGACGGTAAAACATTCACCGTCCGCACACGAGGACGCTTGCGCTCCTCGTTATACACCTTAGCCATTAGCGAGTACCTCGCATCATCTGAAGGATAATAGGCAACAACATTTGGAGGCCCTTACCAGCGCCTCCCACGGATTCAAAAACCCGAGCGATAGACTCACGCTCCGGGATAGACAACTTAGCTAACTGAGCCTCATGCACAGACCGCGCACTATTACCCATGGCGGACTGCACTTCGGCATCCAACAAATTACGCAGCGGCTCCTTAACAGTACCCTCCGGCGTGAAATGATACAAATAACGCGCCGTATCGAAATCCGCTGCAATACTAGCTTGACGCGCCTGAGAACGCGCCGACCGCGTCTCTTCCTTCGTCTTAGCGACTTGCGCATCAAGCAACTGGAGATTCTTACGCAACGCGAGCGCTTGCATCGCACTCGAAACCGAATCTCCCACCTCCGCTTGCGCTCCGGACCCGGCCGAACCCGAGGGGGAAGAAGCTCCCCCCCGGGAATACGCAACGGCCGGATTAATACCAGCTGCGGACATATCAGCCACCGCAGCTTGCCACTCCGTAGAACGCATACGCTCTTGAAAACCACGATTGGTGGCGGCCTCAGCCGCCTGAAACGCGCGATTCCGCGCAGCCTCGCGACGACTCAAAGCATTCTGTCGCTCGCCACCCAGAAAACCAATCCCAGCCGTCAATGCGGCACCCATCGTAATCGGATCCATTAGAACCGCGGAGGCGCAAGAGACGGCACTGGACGCACAGGCAGAATCCGCGCGACCCGATAATCGAACCGACCGTCAATGATGAAATCCGGCTCCGCATCCACAGTCGTGACGCGGGACATCGGAGAAGCATCCTCAACGAACGTCTGATTAAGAGCCGGAGCCGCGGCGAAATCCTCCGCCAGATGCCAGAAATCCAACGAACCAGCGGCGTCCGACGCGAACTTACCGGACACCAGCGAACGAGCCCAACGATACTCGCCATAACGCTCCTGATAGCCGAAAACCTCGTCATCCGTGGCATCGTTCTCAACGAACAGCTCACGCTTATAAATGGGCTGCTCGCCCAGATTAACCAACTCAGGCCACAGGAAATCGAACCGCGTAGAACGCGACCACATACGGTCGACGCCTTGCTGATACGTCAACTGCGCGCGTGCGCGCAGAATACCAATAACATGGCCATGCTCCACAAACGACTTCGCCCACGAAGCACGCAGCATGCCAGTACCAACACCGCGAAGCTCACCCTGATCCTCGGACGCCGTGGAAGACGTATTGGCAACCGCCGAAACGTTGATAAAACCACGGCCACCACCGAGATACTCCGGACGTTGCGTCCGGAAATCAGGAACATCCACACCAAAATGAGCGCGAATAAGCTCCGGATGGCGAGTACCGCCCCGGGCATCGCGCTCAAGAAGGCGCTGCACAGCCTCAGCCTCACGAAGAGCATTAATAGAAACGGCCGTAACGGCCGAAAGATCAGCGTACAGCTCCGACGCATCGTTAGGCGTCGTCTCCCGCTGAGCATGAGTACCGCCTGTCTCAATGCGGTACTCAGAGGCCCCCGAGGGGCCTAGGACCGTCAAATCGGTCCCAACCAGACCCGCGGCCCGAATCGGAGCTGACGCAGCTCCTAGGGCCAGCGTTACAGGATCGCCCTTCTGAAGATAAGGCAGCGCCGAAGTAAAATAATCATGACGCTTCGCTGACTTATACAGCTCGCCAGTCAACGTAGGACCAATCTGACCGAGACCGACACCCGGACCATCCGAGGTGTCAATAACTTCCTTGTCAATCAAATTCTGGTCCCGATACCACTCATCGTAAATCAAACCATACGCACGGAACGGCAACGCCGAAACTTCAGTCTCCGTGCTCTGCATACCAACCGGCAAACCCATATAATGGGCAACCGAAGAATGCTGCACCGTCAAACCATCACTGAGAATTGGGATAGTGTATTCCGTCGGCTGCGCTCCCGCAGTATCCGACGCACCAAGAAACTTCTCCCAATTCACCCAGACTAAACGATTAGGCACGAAAAAGAAATCAATACCGACCTCGATGTCATCCATGATAGGAGCATCAAGGGGCGAGAAAATCCGCACAAACGACTCCAGACGACACGTCTGAGTATCACCGGGCAAAACCTCACGACAAAAATAAGGCACCAGATCGCCCACCTCAAAGGTGGTCTTATGAGAATGAGTCAAGTCAAACTGCGAACGACCCATCCGAGCCTGAGGAGCCTGATAACGCGAGGATCCACTAGGACGCGAAACATTCACTCTGTCAGGCATCGTTGACCACCTTCAGACCGGAGCCGGTAGGCAAACGGTCTACGAAAGTCACGGCCACTCCAAGCGAATGCGGGGCCGTGAGGGGCGTAAAAAAACCCGACTCACCGTCAAACGTCCCGAGATGGAACAGAACGTAATCCTCGGGAAACTTATTGAACTGATGTTCACCCTTATTCACCACAGTACGAAACATCCGCAACGCCACTTCGATAGTCTCCGCGAAGAACGGCTGCAGATACCGCTTCGCCGCCGAATCATACACGGAAAAGCATTCTTCCCTCATAAAGCGCTCCGCTGTTGAAAGAGATTCACCTTAGCACGATGCACCTTTTCCTTCATAATCAACTGCTCATCACCAATCTCAACGATATCCCGAAGGCGTTGCTCCTTTACCTCAAGCATCAG